ATTAGAGGCGCTAGTAATAGTGTTGCAATTTCTGGTACATTATCAGTTGGTAATTTAAATGTAGACTCTGCTGACATAATTAAGATTGCAAGAGATAATCTATCTACTGCAAATTCGTCTGCATTAACTTACGACAGTGCGGCTGGTCAGTTTGGACTAAATGCAAATCATGTAATGGCTCTAATACAAACAGTTGACTCAAATGGTAGTGGATTAAATGCAGATACATTAGAAGGACAAGCGGGTTCTCACTACCGTATAAATGTTTACAATGCAAGTGGAACATTACTTAACTAACGGATAAATAGAGATATGGCACATAGAAATGTAAATTCAAGAACTAAGTTAATAGACTATTGTCTTCGAAGATTAGGGCATCCAGTTATTGAAATCAATGTTGATGATGACCAATTAGAAGATAGAATAGATGACGGTTTACAATTGTTTAGAGAGTATGCAGCTGACGGTTCTGTACGAGTATATTTTCCAGTACAGATAACTCAAGCACATATAGACAATAAAAAAATAAATATAACTAACCCAACTGGTTCTGCGGATAATATTTTTAAAGATAGAATACTTGATGTCGTAAAAGTATTTATGATTGGAGACTCTACTTCAAATGTAAACTTCTTTGATATTAAATATCAAATGCGATTAAATGACCTTGCAGATTTAGCAACTGGAGTTGGAGACCTTGCATATTACGAACACATGCAACAGTATCTTGCGATGATTGATTTAAAACTTACTGGACACCCACAAATACAATATAATAGATACGCTGATGAATTAAGAATATTTGGTGATTTAAGAGACGGTGGAGACCTTAAGGTCGGTGACTTTATTATGATTGAAATGTATATTGAATTACTAGAAACTGTTGGTAGTCAATATGATAATTTATTTCTAAAAAATTACTGTACAGCAGCCATTAAAAAACAATGGGGTGAGAACTTAGGTAAGTTTGAAGGAATGCAACTTCCAGGCGGTGTGACATTAAATGGTAGACAATTAATTGATGATGCAAAGGAAGAAATTGAAAGAGAAATAGAAAAACTAAGAAACGAGTATGACTATCCGCCCAACTTCTTTATAGGGTAGATTGTGGCAACTAATCAATATTTTAAAAATAAGGTTCGTTCTGAACAACAACTTTACGAAGATATAACAATCGAAGCACTCCAGATGTATGGACAAGATGTCTATTATCTTCCTAGAGAAATCAAGAACTTAGATAGAATATTTTTAGATGACATACCTTCTAGATTTTCTGATGCATATAAAATTGAAATGTATATTGAAAATGCAGAAGGTTTTGAAGGAGAAGGAGATTTATTCACGAAGTTTGGTATTGAATTAAGAGACCAAGCAAACTTTGTGGTATCTAGAAAAAGGTGGTCGCAACTTATTGGTGCTAATTTAGAGAAACAAAACTTTAGACCAAGAGAAGGTGATTTAATTTATTTAACCTTAACAAACTCTTGTTTTGAAATCAGGAGAGTTGAAACCGAAACACCATTCTATCAGTTAAGTCAACTTCCTACTTTTAGATTACAATGTGAACTATTTGAGTATAGTGGAGAAGATTTTGATACGGGTATTGATACTGTACAAGATATTGAAACCGAAGGTTCTTTCAAGTATCATCTATCACTTGACTCAGGTGGTGGTCGATTTATTCAAGGAGAAACGGTCACACAAGTATTTGATACTTATCAAATGCAAGGTGAAGTTGCATTTGCATCTGACTCTGGTAATACTTTACATCTAATTCATAGTGGTGCAACTGATGGATTATTTCATGAGTGGACTACAACTAAAAGTGTTATTGGAGACCAAAGTAATCATGTTGCAACACCAACTTCGATAAATCAAATAAATGATATACTGAATGATAATCAGAATAAAACCTTTGATGACTTTGAGTCTGACTTCTTAGACTTTAGTGAGTCTAATCCGTTTGGAGATATGCAGTAATGTTTGGTACTTATTTTTATCACAAGAGAGTCCGAAGTGCAGTAAGTGTCTTTGGTTCTTTATTTAATAATTTGTATGTACTGAGAAAGAATTCTGCGGGACAAACTATTTCTCAAGTCAAAGTACCATTGTCATACGCACCAAAAAGAAACTTTATTGCAAGGCTTGAGTCCATGAATAATGGAGAAGAAGCGGAAAGAAGAGTTGCAATTAAATTACCTAGAATGTCTTTTGAGATTACAAGTATTGCGTATGATGAAACACGACAGTTAAATAAAATGAATACTTTAAATAAAGTTGTAAGTGGTAGTACTACTACAAGACAAAAAATATTTTCTCACACACCATACAATATAAACTTTGATTTAAATGTTTACGCAAAATCTCAGGACGATGCATTACAAATAGTAGAACAAGTATTTCCATTCTTTACACCACAATATACCGTGACTGTAAAACCATTTAGTAATATAACAGATTTAACAGAAGATGTACCGATTACTTTGACAAGTACAAACTTCTCAGATGATTTTGAAGGTGCAATAGAACAAAGAAGAACTATTGTATATACTTTAAGTTTTGAAATGAAAATAAACTTTTATGGGCCTCTTAATACTTCTAAAGTTATTCGTGAAGTTAGTAATAATATCTTTATTATTGATAGTGCAAGTGGTGGAGACTACATAAAAACGCAAAATATAACACCAACACCAAGTGGAGTAAGTGCAGATAGTGATTATGGATTTAATGAGGTTGACTCAGATAATCCAAGTAATGTATGATTTATGAAGAAAAAAATACTCTAGATAAAGAGTTTTGTAATGATATGATATCTTGGTTTGAAAACAAGATAATAAGTGGTAAAACTGGAGATAGTTTTGCAAATGTTTCTAATGAGTTCAGAAATGATTCTTCTATTTCTAGTTGCAATGGTTTCGGTTCTTTTCGGTCATTTTATCATAAAATAAATCCTATAATTGATAAACGTGTAAAAATTTATTTAAAAAAATTAAAAGCGGGACAAGGTTCTTACGATATTACTGGATGGAAATTACAAAAGAGTACAAAAGGGGGTGGATATTTTAAATGGCATTCTGAAGCACCAGTATTTTCACCAAAATGGGAAAATTTTAGAGAAAGATTTGGTGTTTGGATGATTTATTTAAATGATACTGATACTGGATACACTGATTTTTACCATCAAAACCTATCAGTAAAACCTGAAACTGGTAAATTAGTTATATGGCCAGCATATCACACACATACACATCGTGCAAATCCAGATTTAAAAGAAGATAAATACATTATAACGGGGTGGTTGGAGACCAATTATGAACGAAATAGAAAATGATAATATAGATAAAGATTACGCATATAGTCGTGATACCTATTATGAACTTATAGAGAAGAGTAAACAGTCTCTTGATTTAATGTTAGAAGTTGCAAGGGAATCAGAACATCCTCGTGCATTTGAAGTATTAGGTAATATGATAAAACAAATATCTGATGTCAATGATAAATTATTAGATGTTAATATAAAGATGCGAAAAGCAAAATCTACAGATGAAGTAAAAAAACTAGAGAGTACTACTAATAATCTCTTTGTTGGAACTACTACAGAACTACAACGCATGTTAAAAGAAATTAAACCAGACGAGAATATCATCGATGTCGAACCTGAGAAATGATACTTATCTTGGAAACATTAATGTTAAACGAGACGGAGTTCAACATGAGTTTACCAAGAAAGAAATCAATGAATATGTTAAGTGTGTAAAAGACCCAGTATACTTTTGTAATAAGTATCTTAAAGTTATTTCTCTAGACGAAGGTCTTGTACCATTTAAGCTTTATCCTTATCAAAAAGAAATGTTTGAACATTTTGATAAGAATAGATTTTCTATAGTACTTGCATGTCGACAATCTGGTAAATCAATTAGTTCAGTTGCATATCTTTTATGGTATGCATGTTTTCACCCCGAAAAAACCATTGCTATACTTGCAAACAAAGGCGCAGTTGCAAGAGAAATGCTTGCAAGAATAACTCTTATGTTAGAAAACTTACCATTCTTTTTACAGCCTGGAACAAAAGCACTTAACAAAGGGTCATTAGAATTTAGTAATAATAGTCGTATCATTGCAAGTGCAACATCTGGTAGTTCTATTCGTGGTATGTCTGTTAACTTATTGTATCTCGATGAGTTTGCATTTGTAGAACGTGCAAATGAATTTTATACTTCTACTTATCCAGTAATCTCTGCGGGTACAGATACGAAAGTAATCGTGACTTCTACTGCAAATGGTATCGGTAATACTTTCCACAAACTCTGGGAAGGTGCATGTCAAAATACAAATGAGTTTAAACCTTTTACGGTAAACTGGGATGATGTGCCAGGTCGTGACGAAAAGTGGAAAGAAATGACAATTGCAAATACTTCTGCATTACAATTTGACCAAGAGTTTGGTAATACTTTTTTTGGAACGGGAGATACTCTAATAAGTGGAGAAACCCTCATGGGTTTTCGTGCAAAAAATCCTCGCAAAGTGCGTGAGGGTGGAGATTTTTTAATTTATCGTGAACCAATAAAAGACCACCAATACATAATGACTGTAGATGTTTGTAAGGGAAGGGGTCAGGATTTTTCCACCTTTTCGGTATTCGACATTAGCACTAGGCCCTTTAAACAAGTCGCTGTATATCGCAATAATACTATCTCTCCTGTTCTCTTTCCTAATATTATATATAAGTACGCTAAATTCTATAATGAGTGTTATGTTGTTATTGAGTCTAATGACCAAGGTTCGGTAGTCTGTAATGGACTTTATCAAGAACTAGAATATGAAAATATTCACATGGAATCTGCAGTCAAAGCTGACAGAATAGGTATTGAAATGACTCGTAAGGTAAAACGCATAGGTTGTTCTGCAATTAAAGATATACTAGAACATCGTAAATTACAAGTTTATGATGAACAAACTATACTAGAAATATCTACCTTTGTCTCTAGAGGACAATCTTATGAAGCTGCAGATGGTAATCATGATGACCTAATGATGAATTTAGTATTGTTTGGATACTTTGTTTCAGGTACATATTTTAGAGATATGACTGATATTAATTTAAAAGAAATCATGTTTGCAGATAGAATGAAAGAAATTGAACAAGATATTCCACCCGTGGGTTTTATTGATGACGGAAGCGAATATATGCAACAAATAGAACAACAAGAACAAGGTTGGATACAACAAAAAGAGGAAGACGAAGACTATTCAGTATGGTGAAAATCATCTTTATTATAAATAAAAGTATTGAAAATAACCGTATTATGTATAACTTATAATTAGACTAACGAATAGGAAGAAATCATGGCATTATTTACACCTTCAGCTTCTCCAGCTGTGACCGTAAAAGAAATAGACTTATCGGGAGTAGTCCCTAACGTCCAAACTACTACGGGTGCATTTGTGGGAAACTTTGGTTGGGGCCCAGTAGGACAAGCTACTCTTGTTTCTGATGAAGCAGGATTAGTAGAAATATTTACTGCACCAACTACAACGAATACGGTTGATTTTCACTCCGCAGCTTACTTTCTAAGGTACTCAAATACTTTACAAGTTGTGCGTGAAACCGATTCAGATGCAAAAAACTCCTTCGCAGTAAACTCCTTTGGAAGTGCAACTGCACAGGCAATCAATAACAAAACTGCATTTGAAAACGCAACAATCGATTCATCAGACGGAGCTTTTATTGGAAGATTTCCAGGCTCTTTAGGAAACTCACTACAAGTATCAATCTGCGGAAGTTCAGATTCAGACGGTAGTGGAGCAATTAATTTTAACGCATGGGCATATAAGTCATCATTTGACGCAGCTCCTAGTACTTCATCATATGTGAGTGGACTAGGTGGTAAGAATGATGAAATTCATGTCGCAGTAATTGATGAAGACGGAGAAATCAGCGGAACTGCTGGTACAGTTCTAGAAACTTACCCGTTCTTATCAGTTGCCTCAAACGCAAAAGCAACAGACGGAACTTCTAATTATTACAAAGATGTAATAAGAGAAAGAAGTGAATACATCTATGCTGGTGCATTCCATAGAAATTCGGACTCAGATGGTGCGAATGACTTTAGTGGTGCTTTATGGGATACAGCTGCAGTAAATGGTTCTCAGAATTTCCAATCTGATGTGACTTTTGGAACTGGAACAAACACTTGGTCATTGACTGGTGGTGTTAGTTCTTCTTCATTAGGAACAGACGATGTTTTAAGAGGTTTCGACAAGTTTGAAGATAAAGATAATATCGAAATAGACTTTCTAATTGCACCTGAGTCAATTTCAAACTCAAGCGCAACTACAATAGTAAACGACTTAGTCGCTACTGCATCTAGTCTAAGAAAAGATTGCGTTGCAGTCGCATCACCCAGTAGAAACGCCGCCGTTGTCACTGGTACAAATGCAGCTGTTATCGCATGTGGAAACACTTATACAAAAGGGTCATATCTAGTTCAAGATAATAACTATCTGAAAGTATATGACAAATATAACGACCAGTTTATAAAAATACCAGCCGCATCAAGTACTGCGGGTCTAATGGCCGCAACTGACTTGGTAGCTGCAAATTGGTTCTCACCCGCTGGTCAACGAAGGGGTAGATATCTAGGAATAACAGATATCGTTTTAACTCCTACTAAAACAGAAAGGGATGAGTTATACAAAGTTGGTATAAACCCAATCGCAAACATTCCAGGCGAAGGAATAATGTTGTTTGGTGATAAGACCAACGAGTCAAGACCTTCTGCATTTGATAGAATAAATGTTAGAAGATTATTCTTAGGAATAGAAAGGGCAATTGCTCTTGCGGGTCGAAATGTAATGTTCGAATTCAATGATGAGTTTACTCGTGCAGAATTCGTAAACATTGTCGAACCTTTCTTAAGAGAAATCAAAGGTCGAAGGGGGATAACAGACTTTAGAGTGGTTTGTGACGCAACAAACAACACTGCTGCTGTTATTGATAGAAACGAATTTATCGCATCTATCTTCATCAAACCTGCCAGAAGTATTAACTTTGTGACACTTAACTTTGTCGCAGTTAGAACTGGGGTAGAATTTGAAGAAGTAGTGGGAACAGTTTAAGGAGATAAGTAATGGCAATATTAGGAGTTGATGACTTTAAATCCAAAATAAGAGGTGGTGGTGCTAGACCTAATCTCTTTAAGGCAACAGTCAACTTTCCAGCATATGCTGGTGGTGATGTAGAACTTACATCATTTATGTGTAAAGCTGCCCAATTACCCGTATCACAAATGAATGTGATTGACGTACCATTCCGTGGTAGACAACTTAAAGTTGCGGGTGATAGAACTTTTGAACCTTGGACAGTCACAATTATAAATGACACTGACTTTACAGTAAGGGACTCAATGGAAAGGTGGATGAATGGGATTAATGCTCATTCTGCAAACACTGGGTTAGTAAATCCAGTTGACTACCAAGCAGATTTAGTCGTAGAACAATTAGATAGGGATGAGTCTACAATTAAGACTTATAACTTTAGAGGTTGTTTTCCAACTAACGTAGCTGCAATTGACCTTGCATATGAAACTGTAGACACTATTGAAGAGTTTACAGTTGAATTCCAAGTTCAGTACTGGGAAAGTAATACTACATCGTAGTCTTAGAACATATATATTTAAAGGGAGTATAAATAAAATTACTCCCTTTAAAATGGGTGAATTGAATTATAGTATGAAAGGAAACATATATGGCAGAACAAGACAATAGTATCTTTAAACTTTTTGGTTTTGAATTAAAAAGAGCAGAAGATAAAGCAAAAGAAGAAAAGAAAAAGAAACTTCAATCTATAGTTGCACCTACCGACCCTGACGGTGCGGGTT